TTAAGTAATCGTAAACACCTTCAGTTTGTTTAGCATTCTCAAAGATAGGAGTTAATGTATTAACAACCTTTGTACGTGTTAAGAATGTATTTGGCTCGAAGATAAAGAACTTAAGAGTTTCTTTAGTACGTTTCTCTAAGTCTAAGAACAATCTACGAACGTTAACTCGATCGAATGCTGTAGGTTTACGTTGTAACGTCTTTTGTCCAAATACAATAATACCTTCGTTAGGGAACTGAGTTACAGGGTTGATAGCAATCCTGTATAACTGATCTCTCTGACGCTGAGTTGGACTAATTGCTATATCGTTAGCAGCTGTAACAATACCTCTTGTATAACCTGCAGGTGCAAACCAAGGAGCGAAGTTAGCGTCGTTGCGAGCATACAAACCAGCAGCATTACCTGAAAATGGTACCCATACTTGTTTGTCCGAAACTGCATCATAGGTTTTAATCCAATTTCCATAAACTGTAGCATAGTTACTATTTGCGAAACTAAACTGATGACGCAACGGCCAATAGACGTGTTGACTAAAGTTATTAGATTTTTTGTCTAATACTTTAGAATTTTCACCTTGTACAACAATATTACGTAACGCATCAGCAATAAAGATATGATCCTTACGGGTCTCTCTAGCAAACTGCTCAAAAGCGTTGAAAACCGTTCTGTAATCATCTCTTATATTGATTGCATCTCCTGCTATGGTCATGTTTTCATTAATTGTATAAAAACCCGTACCAGCTGTAGTGCTACCGAGATTTAAATAAGCAGTGTCTTCAAAGGCCCCAGCAGCTACTAAAGTAGAGTCACTACTATATTTCTTATTGACCCAAATTGTACCTAAACCAGCTTCAATTGAAACATCAATAACAAACTGATCAACATTAGACGCAATATTAAATACTCTATCTAACTTATCAGGTATGCTACCCAAGTCTTTAGAAGTATTTTTTACATCAGCGTATGAACCTAATGGGTATAAAGCTTGATGTTTAGCATCGGTTAAATTATTTGAAGCAAAATTTTCAAATCCATTGTTTAGACCTTGCCATGCCTTTACAACTGCTGCCTGCTGATCTACCGGTACCTTAAAGGTCCTTACAAACTTTGTAGGAGCATTAGCTTTTGTAGATGTCCAATCTCCACCATATGTACTTATATTAGGGTTAACTAGAACTTTAATGTTTTGAGAACTACCATCCCTATTTTCAATAAAAAACGATTTATTATTGCCACCGTTTTCATTCTGTATTGTTCTATAAGAATTCAATGAACCAAAATAACCTTCTGCTAAGAAGTAACTTAACTTTAAGCTATCATTTGCGAAAGGAGTATTTCTTACCTTAAAAACTCCTAACGATAATGTATCATTGAACTCCGCACCAGCTACATTAAATGTAGGTATCTCTTCAAGAGTTTTACTTACGTTACGTACTTGAGATGTTGCTGTAGCACTCAAAGTAAAATCCAATCTACTTGACGGTACATTAACTAACTGAGTATGCTTTTTATTACCAGTTCCATTAACGGATAATAAGCGGCTCACACCGTCAAAATCGCTTGCGGGATTATTATTATAACCATCAATCATACCAAAATAATAACCCTCGAAGTTATTATTAATGGTAGTTTTGGCTTTATTCAAAACAATCATTCCAATGCCAGATAATTCCATACTCGTAAGTTGGCTATCAGATAGACCGCTAATATCTAAAGCAGGTGAGGACCCTGCAATGCCTTTGTCTTTATTTGACCAATTGAAATTACCAGCTTCAAATGCTTTGTAGGTCGATGGAGTCATTGTTATCAATGTAGGCTTACCAAAATAATAGTAGTCACTTGCAGATAAATCATCTTTTACTCTATTTGTTGTAAGAGTTCCGCATGCGTCGCAATCAAACCAAGCAACTCCCTTTACTATTTTATCATTAATAGTTATTTCAGTTCCTCCTGCCAAGCCTGTAAGACCTGAAAGTGCAGTTGTAATTTCAGTTCCAGATAATTGAGAAGCACTCAAATTCCCAGACGAAACCAAAGCGGCACCTGTTGTATATATTGTACTGTAAACTGGTTGATTATTTTCGTTAATATGAACTAATTCAATTCCAGCTGAAATATTACCGTTCAGATTTATACCATCTTTAATTTCTTCCGTAAATGTCAATGCGATTTCATTATTTATAACTTTGATAGCAGATATTGTTACCGTATCAATACCAACAGTAGGGTAAAATAATGCAGTATACTTATTATCTTCATCGCTCAACCCGTTCTCTGTACCGTATGGTAATCTTGATACGTAAACATTTGCATCACTATTGAAAACTTGTTTTACGCTGTGATAAAAATATCTTTCAGCAGCATTGGTTGGTTTACCGTATATATCTTCGAAATCAGCGAATGTACCGACGTTGAGAATTTCATCTGTTGGACCCTGGTTGGAAAACCCGGGTATAAATACACTTGTACCTACTGGTTCAGCAGGTCGTTGTGTAAGATCAATTTCTCTGATTTCTACACCTGGAGATTGAATTGTTCTTCTTGACATAGTATAACTTTCTTTAATTATTTATAAAATTTGATACCCCTAAAATAAAAAAAGCCCACCCGCAGGTGGGCTTTGTGAATAATTGAATTATTATTATTGCCCTATGATTTCCTCGAAATTAACATCATTGTTAACTGCGTAGAAATTAACTAGGATAAACTCTGCGGCTCGTACTGGCTTCAAATAGATATCTACAATTAATTCATTGTTTTCTATACGCGCTGATGTATTATTTCTTTCATCGCATACAATAAGATAATCATAAACTCCTTCAGTTTGTTTAGCGTTTTCAAAGATAGGAGTTAGGGTATTAACAACCTTAGTACGAGTTAAAAACGTATTAGGTTCAAAGATAAAGTACTTAAGGGTTTCTTTAGTACGTTTCTCTAAGTCTAAGAACAATCTACGAACATTGACTCTGTCAAATGCTGTAGGTTTACGTTGCAGCGTCTTTTGACCAAATACAATAGTACCTTCGTTAGGGAACTTGGTTATTGGATTAATAGCAATCCTGTATAACTGATCTCTTTGACGTTGAGTTGGACTGATTGCTATATCGTTTACCCCACTTACAATACCTCTTGTATATCCTGCAGGAGCAAACCATGGCGCAAAGTTCGCATCATTACGAGCATATAAACCAGCGGCATTACCCGAAAATGGTACCCATACTTGTTTATCTGCATTTGCGTCATAAACTTTAATCCAATTCCCGTAAACTGTAGCGTAGTTACTGTTCGCAAAACCAAACTGATGACGCAACGGCCAATAGACGTGAGTACTAAAGTTTTTACTCTTATCATCCAAGGCCTTGGTATTTTCTCCTTGTATGAATATTTGTCTTAAAGGATCGGCAATAAAGATATGATCTTTACGAGTCTCTCTAGCAAATTGCTCAAAAGCGTTGAAAACCGTTCTGTAATCATCTCTGATACTATCAGAGCTATTTTCGTTTATCATGTTTTCATTGATAGTATAGAAACCAGTAGGGTTATTCACATTTTCATTTCCGAGCGCTAAAAACTCTGTATCATCAAACGCGCTTAACGAATTAACTGTTTTGGTACTATTTTTGATTGTTGCGTGTATTGTACCTAAACCAGCTTCAATAGAAACATCAATAGTGAACTGATCTACATTTGATGCAATATTAAATATACGATCTAATTTTGTAGGTATATTACCTATATGCTTTGAACTGTTATTGTTTGTATTAGCATAAGAACCTAGGCTTACAATACCCTGATCTTGCTTATAGTTCGCTTCAGTACTATTATTAGTATAGTAACCGTACTGAATATAAGCTTGATAACTATTGGATGTTCTATTAGTTCTGACAAATTTAGTAGACTCACTACCATTTGATGTGGCCCAATCTCCAGCAGCAGTACTAATATTAGGATTTACTAATATTTTAATATTAGAGGAACTATCATCTTGTTCTTCTATGAAAAACGATTTACGTTCTCCACCGTTTTCATTTTGTATTTTTCTATAAGAATTTAGCGATCCTGTATAACCTTCTGCTAAAAAGTAATTAAGATTTAGATCATTATTCGAAAAAGGTGTAACACGTACTTTGAATAAACCTATTGCAATAGTATCTGTAAACTCACCACCTTGTATGTTAAACTTAGGTACTTCCTCTAATGTTCTACTAATATTACGAACAGAAGAAGTAGAACCTGCATTTAAAGCATAATCTAATCTTGATGTAGGTACTGTGGCGAATGCTGCGGGCCCTGTAACAGTATCACTTGCGGAAAGAGCATACTGTTTGATAGCTACATCAAAATCGGTAGCTGGATTAATATTAGAGCCATCGGTTATACCTACGTAATAACCTTCATAATTATTATTAACAGTAGTTTTAGCTTTGTTAAGAACAATTATACCTGCACCATCGTAATCTCCTGCAGCAAATGTTTTATTGTCTCCAACTCCAGCATCATTACTCCATGTAAAGTTACCATCTTGAATATTGTTGTACTGATCTTCAGTCAAAGGTACCAAAGTAGGGTTTCCAATAAGGTAATAATTACCCGCACTTAAATTAGTAGCTGCTGAATTACCCGATTGAGTAGGCCATACTAAAGCTTTTACTATTGTGTCATTTGCTATACTAGATAATGTCGCATGAGCGGAAGTTTCAGATATACTAATAACCGAGCTAGATCCGTTAGAGGTTGCTGTTGCAGAAAGAGATGTATACTTAATTACATTATTAGAATCTTTAGTTACAATTTCTAAATACATTACTTCAGAAGAACCGTTAGGTACTGCTGCAACAAAACCCATGCCATCTGAAGTAATATCTGTTATTTCGTATGTAAGCGGTGAAACAACAGGATATACTAATGCTGTATATTTGTTAGCGGCTTCACTAAGACCGTTACCAGACCCATAAGGTAATCTGGAAACATATACATTTGCATCACTATTGAATGTCTGCTTTACACTGTGATAAAAGTATCTTTCAGCTGCGTTAGTTGGTTTGCCATAAATTTCTTCAAAATCAGAGAAAGTACCGACATTCAACACTTCATCTGTTGGCCCTTGATTGGAAAAACCAGGAATAAACACACTGGTTCCAATAGGAGCTGCAGGTCTCTGTGTCAAGTCAATTTCTCTGATTTCAATTCCAGGAGATTGTATAGTTCGTCTAGACATAGTGTAACTTTCTTTAATTATTTATTGTTCCTTAATGGAAAGTTGGGATTTATTATTAGTTGAAATCAATAAGAAATAGAATATAATATAATTATATGAAAGGCATTATACTTGCAGGTGGTAGTGGAACACGGGTTTATCCAACTACTAAAGTACTGTCTAAGCAAATTCTACCTGTTTATGATAAGCCTACCATATACTATCCATTATCTACTCTTATAAAACTAGGAGTAAAAGATGTATTAATTATATCTAATAAACTACATTCTTTCTTTGATCTTCTTGGAGATGGGTCTAATCTAGGTATAAACATAACTTATAAAGAGCAAATGAAACCCCGTGGTATAGCTGAAGCTCTTATAATAGGTGAGAAATTTATAGGTTATGATGAAGTTGTATTAGCTTTGGGGGATAACATTTTTACAGGTGTAAATTATCAGCGAGTAGCCGGGGCTACAATAGTAGGATATAGAGTTAGCAATCCACAAGATTACGGGGTAGTTGAATATAATAATGACCTTGAAGTTACTAATATAGTAGAAAAGCCAACTAATCCTAAGAGCGACGTAGCAGTTACTGGTTTATATTTTTATGATAGCTCTGCTCCTGAAAGAGCTAAAAAATTAACACCATCAGGTAGAAATGAACTTGAAATAACAGATCTTAATAAAAGTTACTTAGAGTCTGGAGATCTAAGCTTATCTATACTTAACTCAGAGTATGCTTGGTTTGACACAGGTGATACTGATCAAATGTTTGAAGCTACTATGTATATAAAAAGTATACAAAATAGAACCAATCAAATGATTGGTAGTGTAGAACTTGAAACATATAAAGCAGGTAATATTAATATAGATGAGCTGAATAAGCTATTATATAATATGCCTGAGTGTAAGTATAAACAAAGTATTGTTAAAGCAGTTTCGCTTCCATCCTTGTAAAACTAAAACTACTAGAAGAGGTTATCTCGTTATTCTCCCCATAATTCCAACTTATCTCAGATAAAGTAGTAGGGAAGGCTCCAATATAGTCGAATTGAATTTTTCTATTTTCATATTCATCTAAACCAAAAACTGTAATATTAGATGCATATGCTCTAAGGTATTGCTCTCCAACAATATCTATAATTTGATCGCTATTGAATATACCTGTCTTCACATCGTTAAGAAGATCTAACCATTTATATATTACCCAATAATTTTTATACTCATTATCTATTTTAAAATTAAAAGCAAAACTACTAGGAGCAGATCTCGTATGGGAACTTACTTTTATACTTTGCGCAGCATAGGGTAGTGTTACGTCAGGTATTTCAAAAGAAGGTGTTAGAGTACCAAAAATACTCATTTCTAAACTATTAGAATTAACTCTATTATTATTACGAGTTACATTATCGTTTATTTCTTTTAATCCTTCAGGTAAGTTAAGAACTAAAATAAACTTATCGTTTCTATTTTTATTTAACGGGGATTGATTCATTGTAATACCTCCCAGCCATCAGCGATCATATCATCTATCTCACCGCGCTGTTCACCAATATTTATATC